GTTGTTTACTCTCCTAGAGCCAAATGGTACTGCACCGCTTCAAGCGTTGCTTGCTATGACTTCTAGTGAGTCAACTGACGACCCTAAGTACAACCATTTCAGAGATGAACTCCCAGAGAGGACTATCGTTGTAAATGGTGCATTAAATAACTCAGCTACCACTTTAACATTTGATAACGACTCCAATGATGAGGCGTTCATTGTTAAGGGTACTGTTCTTTACAATCCAGCAACTGGTGAGAACCTACTTGTTACTGCTGATTCTAACGTATCAGCTAACACAGTAGCCATCTCTAGGGGCTTTGGTGGATCAACTGCGGCGGCTGTCGCGGATGACCAAGAGATAGTGATTGCAGGTTTTGCCGATCAAGAAGGTGGAACATCTCCAACAGCTATTTCTTTTGATCCAACTGTAGACTTCAACTTCACTCAGATCTTCAAGACTGCTGTATCAGTATCAGGTACTTTGCAGAACACTTACTTGAGAACTGGTGATAAGGAGCAAGAGCAACTAACTAAAGCTCTTAAATTGCATATGGGTGACATTGAGCGTGCTTTCTTCTTCGGAAGCAGAGGCATAACTAATGGCTCTACTGCAACTCCAACTAGGTCTACTGGTGGTTTGTTCAGTATGATTACTAACGTAATTGACTGTGCATCTGCAACTGCATCTGCTAATAAGATGACTGAGAAAGAGTTTGATCAAAACTTGATTGAAACTATCTTCTCTCACGGATCTAACGAGAAAGTTGCTTTCTGCGGACCACGAGTTGTATCAAATATGATGGAGATTGGTAAGAACAGGTGGCAACCAACTCAGATTGACAATGCGTATGGTGTGGCTTTCACTAGGTACACTACTTTCGCTGGAGATCTATTGGTATATATGCACCCAATGTTCCGTCAAATCTCGGCTCTGTCTCAAGAAATGATTATCTTAGATATGAACCATTTGAACTATCGTTATATGGAAGGTAGAGATACCTCTCTTGTTAGAGATATCCAGAACAACGATTTTGATGGTGTGAAACATATGTATATGTCAGAGTGTGGATTAGAAATGACCCACTCTAAAGTTCACCACAGAATCAAGAACTGGTCTGCTTTAGCATAGGACGACACGTTCTAAGTATAATGTAAACTAAGGGTCAGGGTATTTAACTCTGACCCTTTTTTTTGGAGAAAAATATGACCGATAAAGACGTAAAAAAACAAAAATCAGCCACAAAAGCAAAAGCTACAAAAGCTAAAGCAGCTGCCCAAGAAGAGAAAGTAACTCTCGGAAAGACAGGCAGCAAGTGGGCTTATTATGTATCAGCCAACGAGGAGTCAGTTAAGTGGGATATGCACCTAGCTGGCAATATATATCGTGGCTTATGGAATGGAGATCATACTCACATTGTTTGGAGAATACCATCTGATCTAGCGGGAAGAATGGAAGCACACGTTTTCTTTGAACAAGGTAGGATTATCCGTGGAGATGTTGATTAATGTCAAGCTACACATCTACATCTTCAACAGGGAGTTACGGCAGTTCCTCTAGTAGTACTTCAACGTCTACTAGTGGGAACGGCAATCCAGCGACTAAAAAGACTGACTATAAAGATATGCCTAAGGTTACTGGGGAACCAACTAACCGAGACGCAGATAACAAAGTTAGACCGGGTCCAGTAGACTTACGAAGAACTATTGATAAGGAAAAAGTCAGCGATAGTACAGATGCTACCCTAAAATTTTTAGATGAAAATATAGGTGATCGTAATAGATACTCAGCCTCTAATCCTCATCTTGGTGAACCACACTCATCTCTACAAACATTAGCTTTCCAAGCTCTACGAAGATACGGAGATATGCACCCCGGTACTGTAGACGGCGAAGTTATTATGATGTTTGTTGAGTTTGCAAATCTAGTATTGGAAGATCTAAGGTCTCATCCATACTTTGATAATATTGAAATAGATTACTATACACATCCAACAGAAAATAGGGATGTTCCTGACCAGATTATGGTGGCAGGTTTATTGTACAATTATGCGGTACAACAACAGAGCAACAAAGTAGAAGCATATGGTCCTATGTATTTCCGTACTATGAATAGGATTTTGTATAATAGGAAGTTCGGAAACAGTAAAATAGAGTTGAGTCCTCACGATAGAGGATCTGCTAATCTCTGTGGAAATAGGGCTTATGATGCAGGGAGAAAGTAAATGTCAACAGCATACGCACCATCTGGTGTAAAGGTAAAGGTTTACCCATACGAGGATTTCCAAGGTGTTGATGCGTCAAGAGATAAAGCTGCCCTAGATACAGGACAGAAACAACACTTACTCAAAGTAGATAATGGTTTTGCAGATTGGCGAGGATCTATTGTTAGAGATCCCGGAGCCTCACAAAGAACTTCAGGTGATAGACTTATAAAACACGTTACGTTTTATGGTCGTAATAGACTTGTATGGGCACAAAAAGATGGAGGTGGTGTTTCATTAAAATCAGATGAAGATCACTTTGCAGAAGAAGTTTATCCTAAAAACAATGTTGTAACATCTACTCTATTTAACGATAACGTTATTTTTATGAGTAGAGACGAACCAATGTATCGTTATGATGGGTTGGGATTTAAAGAAATTAAAGCTGGGTCTAATCCAAGACCAGCATTTGGTGTCGCTATTCAAAGACGTTTTGCAATTGCTGGAGCACCAGATAAAAGAACAACAATAGATATAAGTCGTGTAGACGAATTTGGTGTATTCCCAGATGATGAAGATGCGGCTGCAACAGCTGTAACAAAAGCAGCAGACATAAACGTAGCCAACATTATTGGTACTGCTGACGAGATAAAAGGGCTAGGTGTGTTTGAAAATAACAGGTTGGCTGTTTTTACTAACGATCAAACTGTTGTCTACTCATTACATCCAGACTACACACAATGGACAATTGACGATAAGGCTAACGTAAAGGTTGGAACTATTAGCCACAACACTATCACCCCTGCTGGTTCAGACTTGATGTTTTGTTCTAGGGATGGTGTTCACTCACTAAGAAGGTCAGATACCAACGGGGTAACAATTTTCTCCATTCCTATGTCTAATAAAATTGATTTGACCTATAGAGAGTTAGTTAAACAAGTTAAAAACCCAGAGGATATCTCTGCGTTTTTTGATCAAGATGAAGGACAATACCACGTATTCTTTCCTATATCTGATCTATTATGCACTAGACTAACACTTACACTAAACCCTATGTCGGGTGGTGAAAGTAAATGGTCTACAGGAACTTTTCTCAATGCTATGAATGGCAGACAGCTAGGTGGTATCACTGTAATGGGTACCCCCGGTGGTGTTTGGGAAAGAGCTAGGATTGAAGACATAACTGACTTTAGTCCAGAGATGACTGTCACTACGCCAATATTATGGCAAGGTGCTATCAATGACGTAAAAGAAAGTTACTCGTTTATTCTTCAGGCTACAGGTAAAGGTGAGCTTACAGTAGAGGCTTTTGATGAGCGAGGAAGATACCTGAGTTCTATGGTTTTCTTGATAGAAGAGGACGGAGCGGACGACAAGTTCCCCGATGTTCCGTTATCTAGACAGTATGAAAGAAAATTTGAGCATCGTTACAGAGGTGTTCAATTTAAATTAACAACGAAAGGCAAAGGCTTGTTAAAAGTCATTGGCTTCGCAGTAACAGTTAGGACGGGATAATATGGCAAGACTTAGACAACAACACCCTCAAAATTATGTGTCTAGCGGTAACATCCACACAGATTTTGAGAATATCGTAAGATATATCAATGCTGCTGAGTTCGGTGACAAAACAATTGGAGAGCTTTTAGCAGTATTATTTAATTCAGAAGGTACGTTCCAAGGACCTATTGAACTACGTGTAGACAACGTTAATGGTCTACAATACAGGGTCGGCGTTTACGCTGGTGCTGATGACGGCTGGATTGACTTGATTGATATTTCAAGTTTGAGGGGTCCGGGCGGATCAAACGTAGGAACAGTTGAGGGACCATTCTTTTTCAATAGACAGGATAAACTAATTGGAACAGGGGTAGCCACTACATTTACCATCACTCAGGGCGGTAGTGGTTATACAAGTGCACCTACAGTTAGTTTCTCTGGACCACAGGCAACAGACGGAACTTCGGCAGCAGCAACAGCAACAATAACGGCTGGTGCAGTAACTGCAATTACACTTACAAACGCAGGATCTGGGTACACTTCTGCTCCAACTTTAACTATAACACCACCAACATC